AAGCTCGTCTAGATTAATGTGAGGATTTATACCCTCACCGTTCATATTACGATCACACATAGGACAACTAGCCTGACAGTTTTGTGTTACTTCTAAATGAATACTTTTTATATCTTGATAATTATACATCATCTAACACCAATTTTATATCTTTACCCGGACTACACTTGCTAGGTAAATCTCCATATTGTTCTACATACCAGTTTATAACAGCCCCATACCAATGCTGGCTATTATGATGTGCTTGTTTATTAAATTGATGTATGTTATTATTTGTAGCTTGCATTGTACTCAGAGCTCTGGCGCTTTCTGTTTGTAGTTGTCTTAATGTCAAGTTACTTATATCCAATTCTCATAAACCTTTTGTACTTAGGAAGCTCTAATTCACCGTCGTATAATATTTTTGATAGTGGTGCTTGACTTGCAAAATCATCTAAATCGTTTACACAGTTAACATGTTCTTCAACTTCGAAGAAATTATTATTTTGTAGTATAACTAATTTACCAGTGGGTATTTTTGAATACCATTCTGTAAAGTTATCAATATGTTCGCAACTTGTGTTTATAATAGTATCAGGTGTATCATCTAATGGACATGCTGTTCCGTCTGCTCTAAATACTTCGTAGCTTTCAAACTCATAATTAATATCCATTATATCTTTTGTACAAGATTTGAATTGCCATTTATCCTTTACCCAGGGTCTATTAAATGTTTCAGCAATACTACGACAACTAGGATCAATGTCAAAAGATCTAACTTTATCTACTTTAATGTTACTCTCAAATAACATTGTAGCAAGGGTAGCATACCAACCGGCACATAAAAAGACTGTACCTATATCAGTACAGTTTTCTTCTAGTGTTTCTATTAGCCATAGCTTACTTTGTAATTGTCCTCGGCTGAAGCAATCATCCCATATAGTTGTATCATTAACAAAAAAGTTTTTAAATGCTTCAATAAACTGTGTATCAGTATACCTATGTAACACCGGCCATAACTTCCATGTATTGTCTTCTAGTACTAATTTACGTAAATCTTCATCCTCTACTAGTCTAAAAATACTATGTAGGTTATCTTCGATTACTGCTTTTCTAAGTTCTTCGGTATTAAACGTATCTACGATTCTAAAAATACTATGCAAATTCTTTTCCATAATTGCTTTGCGTAGCTCTTCGTCAGCATCTAACAGTCTAAAAATACTGCTTAAATCTTTATCAATATAGGATCTGCGTAAATCAGCTAACTTGGAGTTAGTAGGATATAGTAATTCAAATCTATCAAGTAGTTCAAATGTCTGCATCAAATTGCTCCTTTAGCCAGGCAAAGTCATTAATTAATCTTAGATTATCAGCGTTATTGCGGTTAGCAATGCCAAAGTCACGGCCGCGCCTAGCACCTCGTATGCAAAATGATCCGAACTCTCTTTCTTCTCCTTTTGTACACCATGTGTCAAGTCTTTTTTCTGTTTCGTCATCTTTTTGCCTTTCTATTACTTTGCTTGCTAACTTAGTACATTCCCTAAACGCACTTTTCCAAGTATTAAACGGATCAGTGTTAAATTTTGCAATATTAGATACTTCTGGCATAGCCTTAAATCTATTTGTAATGCTAGTTGTCATATCAGCTTTGCTAGTATCCATATCAATAGTTAATTGCCTAGGAAATAATTTTACTCCTCCATTACCGTAAACTAAATCATTGACTGGATTTTTGGCTCTCCAGACATGTACTGTATTTAAGTTGTGCTTATCTGGCTCATAACTAAAATCAAAGTCATCCATAAGAAGTGCATCTGCATCTACAATCCAAAACATATCTGTGTTTGCTAGTTTAGCCGCATGTATATGAGCTTGATGTATTCCTTTTACACCATGCACACGCTGAGCCCAAAAATATGTATTAGTTAAATGTTTCCAGTTTTTTTCTGCTTCTACTTCGTTATAACTTATGAATATTATATCATACATGTTGATTCCACTTCTCTATATTATAGCATATATTATTGTATTCGTCAAAGGTTTTTGCAAACTCTTCTCCTCTTATCAAATCTACACGTTTTACAAAGTCTAAAAATTTGTTTGTTAAGTCTTTATCACTTGTATACATAAAATTTACAATGTTATCAACATTTTTTCCTGTTAATTTTTGTTTAATTTTATCTTTAACTTCTATTTTAAGATTGCTTATAGATTCATAATCTGGATAATGTAGTAAATTTAAGTAGATTTCATGCTGTACAAACCCTTGACTTTGTGCCCATTCTAAAAATTCATCAACATAGTAAATATTAAATGCACTAATAGTATGGCATAATGTAATACTAGCAAAGTCCTTTTCCTTAAATGTGTTTAATGTTTGTATAAATGTATCCCATTTAGCAGGATGACGCATATATTCAAACTTATCGTATATTCCATCTATACTAAACATAACTTCAACATGTTTGAATTCTTTCCAAACTTCAAACATATCTTTAGGTGGCATCACAGTACCGTTTGTATTGTAATGTATTTTTATATTCTTAGCATAACCCAATTCTACTGCTTTGCGTAGTAGTGCATAATGTTTTTTTATTAGTAAAGGTTCTCCTCCTGTAAAATCAAAAAACTCTACTGTTGGTAATAACTTTTCTAAATCATTCCATATTGGCTTCTCATCTGAAATCCAATAACTTTTTAAATCTTTATTAAGTGGCTGTCCAAATAATTCTGTTTCATCTTCTGCCCACTTAAAGCTACTTGCTGTACTACATGTTCTACATTTTAAATTACACACAGTTCCAAATTTTAAGTCCATATACACCGGCAACTGTAATTCTTCATAAGGTTTGTTTTTATGATGCTCAAATCTTTTATTATCTGTAATACGCTTAGATTCATTTCCAGCTTGTTCTACTGATGTACATCCAGCACATCCTATTGGTGTCTTTCCGGCTAGAAATTGTTGTCGTAATTCTTGCATATTAATAGAATTCCAAATTTCATCAAGTGTCTGTGTGTTAAAATTACCGACTGCAGAATTATATATACAACACGGTTTTGCTTTACCGTTTGCTTCAGCTTCTAAATGTATCCAAGGAAGTAAACAAATATTATCCAAAAGAATACTCCAAAACTTCATCAGAGATTTTTGTTGGCAATAACGTATTACCTATGTCAATATTTCCTATAGGCCATCTATTCAAAGTTTTATTAGGACACAATCTGTTATGCCATTCGTTAAATTCTTTACTGATCAGAACATTATGATAAACCTTATTGACATCTATCATTATACCAGGAGTAAAAAAAGTGTTACCTGTTATATCCTTATTATTTGGATCATCACCGTCAAGAAAACATCTTATTAAATCTTTTCCAAGGATATCTTCGTTTAGCCATACATTATGATTAGTATCTTCTTTTGTATGATCAAAATTACAATTATGTATTTGATTTTCTGTCCATATACTAGTATCATAATCACCTTGTTTGGTATTTGCATTTGTAAATACTATTGCAATCACCTTGCCTTTATATTTTTGTCTTAGAGGTAAATTAAGATGTGTACAGAATACTTCTAATTTGTGTACACCTGTGTTAATATCATGCACTCTTTGATTAAGTAATAAACCATCGTCATCTGTTAGATGATTGTCTATAGTCTGCGTAGTAAACTGTCTATGTATTAAATTTAAATAATGTTGAGAAGCATTTTTCTTAAAACGTTTTAAAGATTTCTTTGACTGTGCAAAATTAAATGTATCAATATTTTTATCACAATATTGTAAAGCATCCTCGATTAATTTTATATTGGCTTTAATACGATTTGAGTCTTCCTTCCAGCCTTGGAAGTACCATTGATTCATATTAAAGGAAGGCTGATTAATCCTATTCATATACTCCTTCCATTTACTAACAAAATTTGTATCTAACATGTTTATTTTAAGTTCTGTTTCTGTTGTTTTAATAATCATTTTTATATCTCAGTATTTCATTCCATTCTCCAAATACATTTTCAAATGATTCTTTTCTTATTTTGTCTAACTTATTATTAACTTCAAAAAATTCGTTAAAGTGCTTTGGGTTATTATCTATATTTAAGAAGTTTTGAAACCTACTATGCAGTGGTGTATTAACCAACTTATCTAATACTTTTTGTTTTGCATAAGGCGGTAAATTTACCGCATTATAATGTCTAGGATCATGTACAAAGTTATGATCTACTCTTAGATTAAGTTTTTTAAAAAAGTCTTGAGCTTCTTTTACATAATAGATATTCATTATACTTACTGTTTGCATTATTCTAGATCGTAATCTATGCTCTCCTCGATCTTCATACTTGTATAAGTTACTAAACCATTTTAATGCTTCAATTGTTTTATCCCAGTTAGAAGGATATCTAAGATATTCGTTTCTTTCTTGTATATCGTCTATACTAAGTAAGAAATCAACATATTTAAATTCTCTCCAAATATCTACATAACTTTTATCAATTATAGTACTGTTTGTACTATATGTTAATTCTATATTTTCAGCATATCCATTGTCGACTAAAAATTGTAAAAAATGTTTGTGCTTATCAATTAATAGAGGTTCTCCTCCGTTAATGTATAAATGTTTTATTTTTTTACAATGTTTTTTAAGGCTATCCCAAAACTTTTCGTCTAAGGGCCAATTAAATAAATTTTGTTTAACTGGTGTTCCGCCATGTAGTTTCTCCCAATCTTTAATCCATTTTGTACTACTAAACGGGTTACAGGATCTACAAGCTAAGTTACAATGATTTCCAAGCCGCAATTCAATAAATTCAAAATTTGTATGATCAATATGTCCATCAAAGTTAGTATCTACAATAGCATCTTCTAAACTATAATCAAGTCTCTCTAATTCTATAGTACGCTTACTGCCGTTGCCCATACTTTCGTATTTGTAGCACTTTGAACAAACACTAGGCTCTTCTCCGTTAAGCATTTGCATACGTACTTCTTTAAATAAATCACTATTCATAATTCTATTCAAGTCGTATTCTGTAGTATGAAATGTTTGATAGTCTTTATTTGCATTTTGTGAATCGCTTGCACGGTTTGTCATATCACTCTCACAACAAAGTGTAACAGCACCATGCGGATGTGTTGCTAAATGTGTCCAAGGTAAGGGGCAAAATGTTTTACTCAATGTTATCCCACCATTCCTTACCTGCATCACTTAGCGTATCTCTAAATGTAACATCTTGTTTTCTAATACTTTCTAAGAATAGTATATTCTTTTTACCATGTTTCCAACCGTCAGCATAATTAATAAATTCTTCTTCAAATGTTTTACGTTCTAACATATTTTCAAGTGTTTCTTGATACACAAGAGTCTTGGGTGTTACTCTAGGCTTAATATGATCTAGTAACGTATGTATTTGTTCATCTAATACTGCTCTAGGCAAACACATAGGGCTCATTAGTACGCTAGGGTCAAATGCAAATGTAATTTTAAAGTAACTTTTTACGTTTAGTTCTGTGACCACATCAAACATTTTTTTTAAATCAAACAATCCAGGAGTAGTTAGGGTTACATCAAACACCATTGCATCATCGCCGTACTTGTCTACAAGAAACATACCGTCTTTAAAGTTTTGTAACCATTCGTTCCATTTGAGACCTGTTCTAATATACTCGCCTACTAATCCTACACCGTCTATACTAGCACAAATGTTTACACGTTTAAAATTATCTAGCATGTGATATAATTTGTAGTTTTTGTAGTGTGTCCTACTAAGGTTTGTATTGTAACGAACAACTACATCTCGACTTTTGCTTTCATCTACTAGCTGTTGCATAATACGCCAATGTATATCATACATAAGTGGCTCGCCGCCTACCCAGTATAACTCCTCTACAATGCCTTTGTCAACTGCTTCTTGTAGTTCTGTTTCGAGAACTTCTTTTTGAAATGTAGCAATCTTCTTTCGTGTGTCTGGTTGCATCCATTTTTCACGTTCGTAGTTAACTACATTGTGTTTAATCTTTTCAGTTTCCCAACTTGAGCTCAGTTGTTCACCACACATGCGACATTTAAAATTACAAAGATTGCTTATACGGTAATCAAAACTAATTGGTTGCATAGTTGTATAGCCGTCTTCTCTTGTACTTTCTATTATGTCTTTAACCTTGTGCGGAAATAGTGTATTAGTAAAATAGTTTTTATATGTATGCAAGTTTAATACTTGATTATTACACACGTCACACTGGCTTAGTTTTTCGCCGGCTAACATACGCTTACGAATATCTTTCATATACTCGCTGTTCCAATGTTCTTCAAGTGTTATTGGATCGAATTCTGTGTTGTCTTTATCGCCAGCATCGATGTATTGCTTTTGAAAGCTCGCATCTTCTCTACTAGCACAACATAACCTACGCTCGCCTTGGGGGCTAACATAAGTGTGTGTCCACGGTGCTGTACAAAAGCTATCGCTAATCATTGTACAGCTCTGCTAATTCAGGTAAAACATCAATAAGATTTTCATTTCTCACTACATCAACCTGCTGTTGTCTAAGTTTAAACTGAGAAATTAAGTTAGTTTGATCGCTTGAATTCATATAATCAACTAATGCAATAAAATTATCTGCAAGAGGATTGCAATCTTGTTTACGCAATACCTCAGCATACTCTTGATATTCAATAGTTAATTTGTCTTTTAAATGTTGTGGTAAAATTTGTATTCTAAGATAGCTAGGATCTTGCACAAAGTTTAAATGCATCTGCCTAGGATGACTAATTAATCCTTGTTCAACTAGATACTTGTGAAAATTTATAATTCGAAAACTGTTTAGTACGCTTACTGTGCATGTAATAAAAAAATCAGCATTAGGTGCTTTCTCTATCATTGCTAGTCTGTTTTTTACTATATCAGGCCAAATTGTTCCCTTACGTATGTACTCTCCTGCTTTGTTATGAGCATCTAAACTTGCTCCTACTGATACACTATCAAATTTTGACCAAACATCTAGTACATTCATTTTCTTATATTGCATACGACTAAAATTAGTATTGTATCTTATTCGTACATTAGTTTTGCCCATATCAACTAATTTATTTAATATCCTATAATGTTCTTCCATTATTAACGGTTCACCGCCAGCAAAATATATTTCCTCAACGATATCAAACAAAGGAACTATTTCCTCCCACATATTCTTATTTTTGCCAGGATCTGGCACATCATCTGGTAAGTGTCCCCATAATTTTTTTGTATCTTCGTACCATCCAGTGCTTAATTGAGGTCCGCAAGATCTACAACGCATATTACATATATTTGAAAATCTAAAATCCCAATAAACAATAGACAAATCATCTAACGAACCGTCTGGATTTGTTTCTGCGGGCCTATGTGCATGTTTTCGAAACCTAGTTGAAAAAAAATGTCTAAGACTATCTTGTCCGTGGCTTTCGAGTTCAATACACTTACTACATGTTTTTAAAGGTAAGTTGCCTTTTAACATGCTTAGTCTCATGTCTTTTAATTCTTGAGAATTCCAAACTTGTTCTAATGTTTGATTTTTAAGATTTCCTACCGGATTTTCCATTGGTGCTAAACAACAAGGATAAACATCATTGTTAGGCCATGTATGTAAGTGTGTCCAAGGTGCTAGACAAATTTTATCAGTCATATGTTGCTAGTTCCTTATCAATATTCTTATTATTAGGGTTTAATATCCAACCTTCTTTTTCTGCAAGTTCCATAATACTTGAATCTGTATCAGGAATACTATCTACCCAATCAGTAAGTATTTTAGGAAATACATCTAAGCTTCTATGTCGACGTAAATCGTACTGTGCATAAAATGTTTTAAAGTCACGCCATAGTGTGGTAGGATTACTTGTGCGTCTATGCGGAGCATCTACAGTTACTAAGTAATCAATTAGTCTTTCAATACTTGCTTTCTCATGTTCGTGCCATAACTTTTTATGCTTATTTGTATTGTACCAATTGTTTAATTTATTATAACAATAGTCTTTTAGATGTACAGGTAATGCTAATGGACTTTGAAAACTCGGAAAACGTAGTAAGTTTAAACTAACTGTTGGTGTTTTTGTTCCTGTGCGTTCCTTTAGTGTATAAATTTGATCTAGAAATTCTGTGATACTAAACAAACACAAACTGTTAATAGTCATCATACAATGTAGCTCTACCTCAGTTTCATCTAAAATACGTGTTACATTATTCAACCACATATCATAGTCTAATCCATCGCGAATATACTCTGCTTGATCGCCAACTGCTTCGCAACTAGTATAGATATGAAACTTTTTAATTCCTTGTGCTTTTTCTATTAACTTATCTATAATTTTATCTTTAGCAATTAAATTACTGTTAATAGCAAATCTCATATCAGACTTTTGTTTAGAATACCAATCAAATAATTTCCAAGTGTTTCCGCTCATTAACGGCTCTCCACCTGTAATACGCAACTCGTCTAAGCTATCCGCAAGACCGTTGTCCCACCATTTCCAAAATGCTTGTATATAAGGATTATCTTCATCATTATCATACGGAGCGGCCCAATCACCATTATGTTTAAAGGCACCAGCACCGTCACTAACTAAATTTTCATAAGGTCCGTGTTTATTAATATCTTTTGCCCATGTAGTACTAAAACTAGCATTACAATAACTACATGCTAGATTGCAAACTCTATCAAATGCTATTTCAAATGTTTTAAGATTAGCATTTTCATTCCAGTCAGCATCATATGCGGCTTGCAATTCTTCATCTGTATAGATGATAGTTTTAAAAGTTCGATCGCTTACTGCGTTCTTTTTCATATCTTCCATTTTCCAACAGTACTCGCACTCTGCTGGACGTTCGCCTACTAACATTTGCCTACGCATTTCTTTTTTATGCTTAGTATTATGAATAGCTGTATAATTTTCTTCTACTTCTTCCAAAGGAATCTGATGTGCCGGCGGGTGGTGGCAACTAGCTGTTGTACCACTACCTAGCCAAGTCGTTGCATTAAACCATTTTGCTCCGCAAAAACTTGCACTTTTAGGATCTATTATACGTTGCCTATATTGCAGTAACGTTTCGTCTTGTTTAGCTGGCATGCCAATCCTCTAATAATGTTGCGTACTCAGGAAAAGTATTTTTAAAATTTTTACCACGGCGTTTATCATATGCTACTATATATTCACAAAAATCTTTTCTGTATTCTACAGCTGACTTAGTGCTTCTTAAGTAATTACATAATCTTTTTATCTGGTCGAATTCTTCTAAGTACATCCTTGCATATTTTTCTTTACTATAGTATTTAAGCCAGGATTTGCAGGTGGTTTCGATTTCATCTGCATAGGATGTCCTTTGTTCTGTATCTAATAACGTAGTTTGCAAATGATGAGGCCATCTAAGATAGTTTATACTAAGAGGTATTCTATTGTATTCAAAATTTAAATTATAATGTGTTCTAAGTTCCATTACATCTGCTATAAACTTACTAAAACTAGGTAAACTTAAAATATTAACTGTTGTCATCATTGCTACGGTACTGTTAGTTTCATATAATATACGATTTACGTTAGCATACCAAGATCTATAATTCATGCCATCTCTTACATAATCATTTTGATCTCCTACTGCTTCTGCACTTGTGTATATGTCTAGTTTTTTTAACTTACCTTGAAGTTCGTTACAATAGTATACTAGCTTATCTATTAGTTTTGCAGGAACATTAAGATTTGTATTAACAGCAATTTCTAACTGAGGCTGAGGATTAGTGTTTATATACTCAAGTAACTTCCAAGTGTCTTTTGACATAGTTGGTTCGCCACCTGTAATTCGTAATACTTTAAGATGAGGAAGTGCATCAGGAAACCATTTCCAAAATGCAGTTACATAAGGATTATCTTCACTTTGTTTATAAGGAAATTTTCCTGTTTGCTTTAAATAATCTAAGTTATGCATACCGTTTGGATATTCTCCATTTTGTTTTATATCCTCCATCCACTTACTACTAATTTCAGGAGAACAATACGCACATGCAAAGTTACACGCATTGCTAAAGCTAACTTCTAAGTAACTTGGGTAGATATTATCATCTGGATTACTTCCAGCAATGTCCTCAAATCTATCCCAGGCCCAGTAATCAGATGTTTTATAATGCCTATCCGAAAAATATTCTTTGTCTAAATCCTCAATCTTCCAACAATAGTCGCATTCTTTAGGACGTTCTCCGTTAAGCATCATAGCACGTTGTTGTTTTTTAAACTTACTATTATGTAATGCCGCAGGATCTACTTGTATTTCTTCTAGTGGAATTTTATGCGGTGCCGGATGGTGGCAACTATGATTGTACCCATTTTGCAACAAAAGAGTTGTTTGTAGCCATTTAGCCGTACAGAAGCTACAACTAACAGAATTAATTAAATCCCGTTTTAGTTTTAATTCTTCAATACGTGCTTCATTACTCATTCAGGATCAATTACAAACTGTTGTTGTGCATTTCTACTTGGATTTTGATAAACTGTTTTAAAAAACTTACTTTGTTCTGCGTCTAAAGGAACTCTTGCAATAGGAACTTCTAGTTCATTAATAAGTTTACTACCGTATTCCTCGATAGATTCCTGTAGTCCATCCATTGATACCTTTGGTTCAACTTCTTCCCACATATTATTAAGGTATTCAAAGTCTCTTACATTTACAAAGTCCCAATCAGTACACATTGTTTTGTACAAGCCTTCGCGAGCACCATAGATTGCCCATTTGCCGTTTTCTATATCAGATCCTATCATTAACCATACCCACAATCTATGTAAGTTCTTCCAATGGCCCTGTAAAAATGCTTCTTTAGTTGGCTTTACTCCTTGATCAAGTGCCATCTTTACACCTTCTCTAAATCCAGCTCTCCATGCTTGATGCGGAGTTTCATTATTATATACATCACTATACCAACTGTTTTGCTGTATATATTGTAAGTCCCAGCAAAAGTCAACTTGTGCATTAGGATTATTAGGATCGGCATTTTCATGTGTTTTCATATCTAACACATATTGCTTAGGCCAACACTTTAAGCCGCCATTGCCGTACATAAGTCCATTAATGATATTACGGCCACACCAACTAATTACACTGTGTTCTAAATCTGCATGTTCATCAAAGTTTAACACTTGATTTAAAAATTCTGGCTTAATAATATTATCACCATCAACTGTAATAAACCTATCTGTTTCACTTAGGTTAGCACATGCTTTATGTGCGGCGTCTGATCCTTCTACACCATGCACACGTTTTGCCCAGGGCACTTTGCTTAATAGGTCTGCATAATTCTTTTCTGCATTTGGTTCATCATAACTTAAATAAATGATATCATAGTCTATAATTTTCATACTAGTTCTCCTACTTTATGATGGTATGTTAAGAAATCTCTACGACACAGTAATCTAACATCTTGTGTTACTACTGTTGTGTCAAAATCTGCAATGGTGTATGCCGGCGATGTAAAAACTTCTATATCTTTTTGATCTTTGATTCTAATACCTCGTTGCTTCCAACTTTCTTTTTTAGTTAGTATGTCTTTAGCCGGCACTGTAAGAGTGTCTAATAAAATAAATCTGTTGTCTTTAGCTACAATATAAAATGTATAAACCTTTTTTTCTATTACGTCTTTATTTAACATAAGTAAATTATTAATTGGATCCATTCCAAAATATGCTTGTGCGTACCAAGTTTTACTTTCTTTATCCTGTGTTACTACCATACAGTTTTCAATTATTTTATCAGTTAGTGTCATAGGTATTCTTGAATCTGTATACTTTTCCAAAGCTATTGATTCTTTTTCTAACAGTCTACCTCCAATTACTGCATAATCAACATAGTTAAACTTCTGTTCAGCAAAGGCAAGAAACATTTCTTCGTCAAGTATAATGTACTCGTCTAATGAATTGGGATCATTTTCATTAGTAACTTGTGTTACTTCACATTTTTCGTTATAATATGCATAATAACTCATACTGCTTCCTCTAGTATACTAATTATCTCGTCTGTTAAAAACTCATCTTCAACATAATGAAATACTCCTGATTGTTTAATTCCGCCAACTATTAAGTTAAGATCTGTATTAAAATCTACAAATAAACTATCCGTCCATTTATTGCCAATATCAACATTTTGTAATCTTGTTTTCATATGAGTAAACTCAAGTATATTATTGTTGTCACCAATAGTATAGGCTCTATTTAATAGCTTTGCAGTTATAGCAGTACAGACATCAAAGCTACACCACTCTTGTGGAATTTTTTGTAAACTAATTTTATAAAAATCTCCCCAATTCCACATAACAGTTTTTAATAATCCAAAAAAGTTCTTAGTTGATTCACATTTTTTAAAATAATACATACCTGAATACACATCAGGTAAATCATTGGCATCAAAAGTTTTCCTATAATACCTATTAGTAATAATTTCGTTTCGATAATTAATTACTTGGGTAGTAAATAAAATATCATGATCTACATTATTTTTTTGTATTTGATTCCAGTAGATATCTAAGTCTTCAAGAACTAACATGTCTACATCAAATACTATTGTATGCTTATACGGAGTAGCATGATATACCTTCCATCTATTTTCTATTTTCCAATCACTTTTAATTGCACTATCGTCCCAAGGAATAGAAATAATTTGATCAAAAATCTTTTTGTGCTTATCGCTTACCGTATCATTAGTAATAAGACTCACTTTTTGTTTAGGAGACTTAGCTATAATACTTAATGCTAGTGCATATGCTTGCCTAACATAATTAGTATTACTATTGTTCTGTGCTAATAAGCATACACCATTACTCATCTGCAAAAACCTTATCGATACATCGTTCTAACGAAAATTTATTCATTACATGTACATTAGCATTACTAATTGTTCCTGCTTGATAGTCGTATTCTTTATGTAGTAGCAGAGTTAACTTAGTTTTATTTATAGAATGTAATATATCTGTATCTACAGTAATCCAAATACTTGCAGGAACACACTGTGGCCATGTAGCATCTTTCATTCCACGTAATATATGTACAGCAATGCTAAATGCATAATCGTTTCTAAATTTAATTTCGGAAATTTCATAAACTAATCTATAAAAGTGCCAGTTTTCTTTTATATGTTCAATGAGATCAAAGAATGTATTGGTAAATGCTGTTTTTTTAAAATAAAATGCTGTTGCCCAAAACATATCACACGTTGTATCTGAAACTTTATCAAATTCTGAGTAGTCACGTTTCATATCAACAAAATTATAGTCTTTTGATATTAAAAAGTCTTCAGTAGATCCAAAGCATCTATTTAATTCATCATTAAATAATAATACATCTGTATCTATCACAATGGTTTCGTCAAAGGGCGTTAAGTCATAGCACGAACTTCTATTAGTATTATACCAACGCTGTCTGTCACTATGATACAGCCCATCGTTGTAAACTCTTTCTTGTACATTATCTTCATGTCCAGTAGTAATGACATGATCAATATATTTTTCATAGAAAGGATACTGACGTTGAATATATTCTTCGTTATCAGTTACTAGTGCAACTTCTTTATTAAGGTATTTTTTAATAAGTTTTGCACAATATATAGCTTGCTTTGTATAATCCATATTTTTAGAATTATATGCAAATAACAGTACGCCTTGTGTCATAAATCAATTAGTTCCTCTACTGACCTTTTCGATTTAATCTTTTTAAACTCCATAAGATATTTACGAGATGCAGTATCATACATTGCTGTTATTTTTTTAGTAAAATCCTCTACATCATCAATAAGCATCGGAGTTTTATTGTCATCAATTACAACTGTTGGTGTTTTTTTACTAGAACAATAATTAATTAATGAAAGATCTACACTAATCTTATGTCCATCAAAGTAGTAAATTAAGTTATCTTTGTATTGTTTGTGTAATATGTTCTTCTGATTTTGATGTGTTTCTAACGCTTTGCTAACATCTAACGCTTTGGCTAGTCGTTCGTCCATGGTTACTCCTCAAGATATCTATACATATAGTATATACTAAATTTTAAGGATTGTCAATGGTTAAAGTGAAGATACAGTTACAAAACTTGGTGCATCAACTGATACATATATCCCACTTGCACGAGTAAACTTAACTGTACTAGTTAATGTACCATTAACTAGTTCGTCAAAGTTTGGATTTCCTGAGTCTTCTTCTTGGAATAGTATCGTAAACTCTAGCTGTGTTGTAGAGTTTGCTTTTGCAAGAACAAAATAGTCGTTTGCACTATAAACACCGCTTCCTGGTTTCCTAAATAACGTTTGATTTGTTCCTGTTAAGTCAAAATTACCTATTGCACTAGTTGTACCTGTACCAGTTGTACTAGTTGCAGTATGATTCATTGCAATAGTACCCATGTTACTTAACATACTTGCCCAGTCGTTTGATTTTGCGCCGCTTTGACCTGATAATGATGCTTCAAATTTAATTGATCCGCCACTATTAAAATAATGTCTACGTGCATCAGCACTTGTAAAGTCAACTCTTACAAGATGAGTAACATCTGTGTTCCATTGTGCAGTCCTAGTACTAGTAATTCCTGTGCCGCTAGTTGATTGTCCTGCAGACAACGAAAATCTTGCTGGATCTGCTTCAAATGTAGTTATTAATCCTTCAAAATCAGCAAAACCTTTAAGTATACCATCCGGATTATCACTTGTTTCATCTGCAATAGTATCACCTATAACTACTTGAGAAACACTGTTGGGTGTTCCTCCTGTTTGATGTATTCTTCCTGCAACAATATCTGTGTATAAATTGTTAAGATGAGCGGCTGTAATTGTTAAAGATGTGTTAACTTGTGAACTATTTAATGTTTGACCGTACCCTTCAGTAGTGGACCCAGTACCCATAATTGCCGCAACTCTTGCCTGGGCATTATTAAACCTTGCCGCTGTAATTATATCGCCTACTGCCATTTACTTTTCCTTAAAACTACGTATATAACTATTTATACCTTTAGTACACACTCAATCAATTTTTCTTCTTCTTCCGTACTAGACTCTAATGCAATACCAACTAGTCCGCTACTTGCAATAGTTGATCCTATACCATCTTGCCAAGCATAAATTGCTTGTCCTTTTGATACAACACCGCTTACTCTTACAGGAACACGCCCTTTAAGTGCTACTGCCTGGCCGTCAAGTGCTGAATTCATTAAATATGCCGGTTCAGCTGATATAACACCTATTACATGATCACTAACTTTGGCTGGTCTTGTTTCTGCTTCTCCACCAACTGCCATAATTGTACCTACTACATGCTCTTCAGCAGTAGTGTACATTTCTGCTAAGTCAGCATACCGTGCTTGAGTTGCAATACCTTGGAATAAATTTGCTGTTAAGTTACCTGATGCATCTCTTAATGCGGCTGTGTTAGCTGTAGCACTTGCATCAGGTGCGTAAACAGAACCACTTAATTTTAATGAACTTGCACTAGTTGCATTACCTTGGAATGATGTTGCATAAACGTTTGCCCATACATTGCCGGATGCACCAATATTAAATGTATTTGTACTTGCAGGTGTCATGCCTAATGCTGTAAATGTTGCAGAATGTATTTCAGCCCCTGCCGCATTTGCCGCTTTTATTTTAATAATACTATTAGTACCAACTTGGTTTGATATTACGCCGTCGTTACCATTCTCAATTTTAATAACTAAGTCATTACTATCACCTACTGAAAGTCCTGCATCAGCAAAACGTACAACATCAGTAAATGCTCCTGCTGAACTTAGTAAGTAATCACTTGCTAAATTTCCGCCTAATCTTAATGCATTAGATGCTGTTCCCCAATAAACATGATCGCTACTTGTTACACCATTAGTTGATGCAATAGTATTAATCATAGTAAGGCCTTGTTTAACTACGTCAAATCCTGTAATAGCATTTGAAGGATCTGTACTATCAATAGTAAATGCAATACTACTAATAATATATACAACTTCATCATTAATTGTTGCGGCAATAACACTTCTATTTATTGAAGTAGTATCTTTAACTGTTCTACTTCTCATCTGTGTAACACCACTACCTGTACTTTGAGGTCCTACTAAGATAAATGACGTACCGTCAAATGCATATAATTGATTGTTTCCGCTGTCCCACCAAAAATCACCTGAAGTTAAACTAGTTGGCTGTGTTGCTGAAACTTCTGCGCCACCTGTATTTTTAAATCTAGTACCGTTATAAAACTTTAATTTTTGTACTGCACTATCATACCATACTTGTCCTGAAACAGCTTTAGGCGGTTGTGATGTTCCACTAAAGTTTTCTAATAAGAATAAAAAGTTCTCGTTTTGTATTTCACCATATCCAGCATAGTTTTTACCAACAAACCGCAAATCGGAAGTTGCATCAACTGTACCATCTTGCACTGTAGCTAATGTTGCGCCGCTGTATCTATTAATTGTGTATGCCATATGTTTTGTACCTCGTTATGTTTATATATTTATCGTTACACGCTACTACTTAGGTTTTGATCAAATGTCCAGCTTCCGCTTGATGTGATAAACTGTTTCAAACTTCTTGATACACTAACAGATACTGAACCAGTTGCGTTGGTAAATCCAATATCTTGTAATACTGACTGATTTTGTGTTCCATTAGCATCAACAGCAATAAAGGATTTAGTCAATACTGCTGTTATATCAATACCTGTTACTGATGCACCTCCAAGTGTTGTACAGTGTATTCTAGCTGTAGTTCCGTTAGACACACCTGATGCTGGAACTAGATCATTAATAACTAATGCAATTTGAGAATCATTTAGTCCTGTAATATCCATGCTAAAGGAAATAGCCGCGCCGGCAATTTGCTGGTCGACATATAATTTATTTGTAACATCTGCGTTAGCTGTAGGAGCGCCTACTCCTGTAATTTTTTTACTATTACCAATAGTAATAGTATCAGCACTATTAATTGTTAGTCCTAGTGCTGAAGTTGTAATTGTTGCCGCATTAATATTTAAGTTGTCAACTTGTAATGCACCCAATGTACCAATAGTAGTTAAACCAGTTGCAGTAGTTACCGTATTAGCTAATGTTGTTGCTGATAATAAGTCAGCACCATTAAGTTTATACGCTTTTCCTGTTGGAATATCAATATGCTCAGATGATGTCCAGGCTTTATTTGCATTTATCCATGTAAACTTTTTGTCATTACCTGTAACTCTAACCACTATTCCTGCATCGTTTACACCAGAATCGTTTAATAATGTACTATCATTCGTGATAGCAAGTTCTATTTGTTTATCCTCTACTCTTAGTGTTGAAACATCAATGCTTGCACTGGCACCTTCAACAATTAAATTGCCAGTTACACGCATATCGCCAGTAACGTCTAATGTATGCAACGGAGTATCTTGGAATATACCAATACGCTTAGTTGATGCATCAATATGTAACGCATCAATAACCTGTGAGCCAGCCGCAGAGCTTGTAACTTTAATAATGTAATCATCATCAATTCTAGCATTTTCTGTAACAAAACTGTTACCGACAACTTTCATAATTTGGTTAGCATTTGCTCCAACTGTTATACCGTTTGAATTTAATACTTGTAACGCCCCAGTTGTTGTTCCATCTGCAACTGCTGATAAAAAGCTATCTGCACTAACTGATGTGCCATCTGCTTTAATTAAATTTAATGCTTTGTCTGCTACCCCCTGCAATGTAAATCCTGTTGCAGAGTTTGTATCAATTACGTTAATACCTTTTTTAACATCTCCTGTAAATCCAGGAATAGCAGTACCAGGAGTAAATGTAATATTACTCATAATTGCCATTAGTGTGCCACCAATATATAAATCAGCACATGTTCTAGTTCTACTTTGAACATCTAGTCTAGAAACTATCTCAAAACCTGACTTACCTTGAATAGACGAATATAACGGTCCTGCTAATACCGGATTATCTGCTCCATCAAAAAAGTACATTTGGTCAGTATTATTATTAATCCATAAATCTCCAGCAACCATTGTAGGTTGTGAAGATTGTACAAATGGTCCTCCAACTGCCTTAAATTGTGTTCCATTATAAACTTTTAATCTAGCATCTGATGTATCCCACCACACTTGTCCTTGTATAGGATTTAACGGACTTGTTGAATTTGAAAAACTTTCTAATAGCTTTATATAATTTTCGTTTAAAAATTCTCCAAATCCTGAGTAGTTTCTTCCTACTAATGTAAGTGACGTTGTAGCTGTATCAATTGACCCATCTATCAAATCTACAAGCAATGTTCCGTCTGTTTTGTTTAATTTATAACTCATGTTACTTCCTCACCAGCATAGATAATATAATTAACGGACATAAAAGGATTCATTGTATCTAATGCTTGTCCTGTTGTACCTGAAACTCCACCACTTGTAGAAACAGCTTGCCCTTGCCCTGATCCTGTTGGAGCATCAAAAACAATAGACGAAGCAGGCGACTCTGCACCTTTTGCCGCATCTAAAATTGCATAAAATTGCGTTCCTTCAACAACTAAATCATGTTCATGTTCAGGTAAATTATTAAGTCCTATAGTTACATTCTCAGTACCACCTGTATTACCAATTTCAGAACCTTTTAGTCCTGTAACTCTTCCAGCGGCACTACCGCCCATATTATCTAAACCAATTGGTCCTCTACCTCTTAAGTCAGGTAATGCAAATTTTAGAACTCCGCCGTCACTTAATAAATTTGCTTGTTTGTAATCAAACCCAATTAATACAAATAAGTCCGGCCATTGTGATTGAAGTATTTCACTACCGTCACATAATAACCATCCTGGATACTTTGCTGTATCTGGAACTGTTCTACCAGTATATGGCATTATGACACCTGGTGGATTAGTTGGTACACTTGCTAATAGAGCACCTCTACTTACCCTATAAAGGCCAGTTGTTCCAGTTGTTCTGTTTAATAAGAATTCGTCTTCTCTAACTGTATTTGGTGTACTTGTTTTATTACTAATAAATGCGTTTGAAACTGACGTTGTAAATACTTTTGTGCTTCCGCCTGTTTGACCATCAAATACTAATTGGTTAGCTACTACTTCTCCTGTTATTTGAAAGTTTGTACTACTTGCTAATTTATCTGCACTACCTGCTCTACCACTAACTGTACCAGTTACATTTCCTAATAAATTACCATTAAACGTAGTTGCATATATTCCTAAGTATTTGTTAGCTGAGTTACCAATATTCCTCACGTTTGGTGAGTCTGGTGCTATATTTTGGGTAGTTAAAATTCCGTCAATATCAAATGATCCGCCTACATTTAAATTTCCTGCAATTCCTGCGCCGCCTGCAACTACTAAAGCACCGTTACCAAAATTTGTACTAGATGTTGTTCCATCTACAAATAAGTTTCCGCTTAATTTAATATTACCTGTTACGTCTAACTTTTCACTTGGAGCTGTGTTGCTTATACCAATATTAGTTGTTGAATCAATACGCATTGCTGTTTGTGTTGTACCAGCATTATTAACTCTGATATCGATATTACTTCCACTAGTGTTATGTGTAATAACACCTGCTTCGCCCTCAACTTCAATAGCAAGTTGGTTACCTGTTCCTAATAATAGTCCTGAATCATTTTTAATCTTAATTTGATGATTTGTTGTACTTACTGCATCGCCTCTTAAAAAGTTTACTGCCGCAACATTTGTGGTTCCTACTAGTAAATTTTCTGCAACTGTTGATGGTCCTACAAATTTAGGAGCACCATCTCCTGTAATATTAGTAGTACTTAAATTAATACCCGGACTTATAGTAGTAAACCCGTTAATAGTTGCTTTAGGAGTAAAACTATCTGCTGAAATAATTGCTACTGGTTTTGCCGAAACTTCTACTTGTACTGTATTATATGTAACATTATCTTGACCTACAATTTCAACTGGTTGAGCACCTGTTGTAAGCCCTCCTGAAAACTCAGGACCTATTAGTACCCATCCTGATCCAGTAAATAAATATAATTGTTGATTATCAGTATCAACCCACAGATCACCAACAACACTACTTGATGCCTCAGGCTGTGTTAATGCTTTCTTTAAACCACCCGATGCTACCCAGTTTGTTGCATCGTATACTTTTAATTGTTCACTACCAGGAGTATTATCGTACCAAATTTGTCCTTCAATAGGGTTACTTGGAGCAGAATTCTTTGCAAAATTTTCTAATAAGTGTAAAAAGTTTTCGTTAATTGCAGTACCATACGCTGTAGTACTTCTTCCTGGAAAACTTAAACTAGTTTGGACATTTAAGGTATTATCCTCAACAGTAATGCTTCCTTTATTTGATACATCTGTAAAATTAATAGTATATGGCATTTATTACGCTCCTGACAAACTCTGTACACGCACAGTATAATCTATTTGTATGAGTCTATTCAAAGATTTTTGTACTGGATGGAAAATTACATGAGTAATTAGTTTACCTGTTCCTCCTGGATCATAGCTTTTTAATCCTAACTCGTCAAATACATATGTGCTAGTTGCATCTGTAGCAGTATCAAATGCGTCTTGGCCTGCAGGTTCGCCATAATCTAATAAGCATGTTACAACAATATCGGTATAATTAGTACCACTTACGTGCCTTGTTTCTAGTTTATTTCTAACAGGGTCAGTATTGTTTGTGCTTAGATCATCAACAACCTTAGTAAAAGTTTGGTTATATAAGCTGGCATTTGTTCCAGTACTATTGGGCGTTAAATATGTAATAATACCTGTAGGATCTACACTAGTACCTCCATTACCAAAGCTCATTTCGTAAATGGGGCCTTTACCTGCGTTAGCTAAACTTTCAGCAAGTGCAATGCTCATATTTTCATAATGAATAGCATTACGCTTATCAATATAAATTTCGCCATTGCTAGGGTCAAATATCTTAATATGCCCTGTTATTGCTACTCCTGATTTATCATTTAATTTATCTGTCATTTTGTTTCTCACTGCTATGTGTATTTATTTGACTAGCTCGGTTACTTTCGTTCTAATAAACCTCGCAATGTCATTTTCTTGTCTACTTAGGCTAGTTCCAGGATCTGTCCAGAGTTTACCTTTTTTACGCACTATAATAATCTTCTGATTCTCTAACGGAGCAGTAGTAAGTGTTAAAGTACTAGTAGTACCATCTATACTAAACTCTGCCACACTAGTTGCATCACCTTCCGGACTGTCTAAGTCAGTAGCCGGATTAAAGATTGATATAGCGTTCTTCCTCATACGCTTACCTGCAACAAATACTTCAAATTCATTTATACTTTTTGGTATAAAGTCTAGTTCGTAAGCAGTTGATGTTCCGTCTGCTGTAAGTACTTGTGTAAGTGTTTCATCCATATAAGGAATATTTTGTCCAATACTCTGTTCTGTTACTGAGGATCCTGCTGGATAGGTTGTTTTAACTCCTGTACCTAACGTTCCTCTACGTATTTGTCTTAAAGTATTATTTTGTTTCACAAAGTATTCAATTCTTTCTCCATCAATAAACACTACTCCTGGTATTTTTGACGTTTTGTTAGGCGTTGGCAATTGACTTGCATCTAATAAATGTATTTTTAGATCTGACCAGTTAAGAGCCTGTGCTAACATATACTTATTCGAATCGTCCATACGCTTATAGTGAGTTCGGTTTAACATATCTTTAAACTGTCTAAATCCAAACTTTTGTAATGTTGGAGGAGCCGTAAAATGTATTAACTCAACTGTATCATTAACACTAATTGGTTTTGTTATTTTAATATGGTTTTTATCTTCAGTAACATAATAATCTATTACTGATGTTAGCTGTACTCCATTTAATACTACCCATACATATTTTGAATTATTAACTGGTTTACGTAACTTCACAAATCCGTTAGTTAATAGTGTATATTCTTGGAAATCTACTGTACCTTCTGATATTGAAGTTCTAGTAATAACATTATACTTAATACGCTCTATATCTTGGATATCGTGATTACTAAATGTAATTACTTCAACTGTTGCATCAAGAGCTGGAGCATTATCAAAATAGATTACTCCGGGAGTTGAGATAAACTTAGTTGAACTATCTGGTCCTGCTTCGATACCTACATACCCAAATGCATATTCGCCGTCTACTACTAAAAATATATCAAGTACTTGTCCTGCTGTTGATACACTAGGTACCATGTTAACTATATTACTAGATGAATCCCATTTATATTGAATGTTCCTTACCAACTTAATGCCATCTAAATAAACTTCAATATCTTCACCTCTAATGGTGTTAAGTCCTAATTGCCAGTTTTGTAATTGATATTGCAAAGAGCTTGTTATAATGTGTCTATCACTATATCCTGAATTTAATATAACTCCGTTAACTTTAACTATTGTTTGATTTGCAACAGGTGTGCTTCCTATTGGTGCTGTAGCCAACGTATAAGTTTTTGTACTTCCATCTGCTGTAAATGTTTGCGATGCAACTTGACTGAAATTTGTTCCTGTTGCATAAAATAATCCATAATCAATAACTGCATCTAGTGCAGGTGCTGTGTTAAATCTAATACCTGCATAGCCTTTATCAACTCCATAACTATCGCCTGCGGAGAAAATAGTGACTGACTGTGCAACTCCGTTAATATTAACAAAGTTTGTCATATTAGCTTGCCATTCTACATTAGTAATAAACTCTACTGAACTTCCATCACCTGTAAACTTATTAATATCCAGGATCTTCTGTCCTGCTTCTCCCAAAACTATTATATTCAGTAGTTTTCCTGTTACAGGCGCTGTTGTAAATGTAACAGTATTAGTTGTATAATTTATAGTATATGAACTTGGTGAAACTTTAGTATTATCAAGTCTTACAAATACTGCATCAGCTGAATTAGGATGTCCTCCTAAACTAAATGTATCTTTAGTACCATCAGTAAAATATACATCACTATAAATTGTACTACCGCCATCAACTGCACGATGTACTACTTTTAAATCCATAGTATCTAATATTTGCCCAGTAACTAACTCTTCCGGACCTTTGCTAGTAGTCGGTGTAACAAACAGGTCACCATCTACTACTATTTCAGAAGCCGCTATACCCCTAGCTGTATCATATAAAGTGGTGCCGCCATCAAGTAGTGTATCATAAGATGTAACATCAGGTTTAAAACTACCGTCACTAGTTGTTTTTCTTATTATAAACGTATCATCATTATTTGCAATAATTCCTAAATCTTGTAAATTTAATTCAGTTTGACCTGCACCTGTAATACTAAGCATCTTAGCATTTGGATTTGTTGCTTCACTTGAATCATTATAATAAGGATCATCAATTCTTACATTATTTTTATAAACGTTATAAGTAACTCCCGTTTGTAAAGCCGGTGACCATGTTAGTGTTGATGTTGACCCGTCTAATTGGAATATTATATCTTCATATGTATTATCATAAGTGTCAAATGTTTCTGTAAAGAACGGATCAGTATCCCAACCTGCACTACCTTCAAACCCAAAACTCTTAATTTCAACTCCGCCGTAATCAATACCTTCCATTAACTGCGAAATATCTTTACCTATCATACCCGTAGTAGGATTATAAAGTAAATTAATTCTATCCTGTGCATCTAGTAAGTTTGCATCTTTACTATATGTAACAGTTATTGCCGCTCCTGCTTTAGGCGGCGTAGTAAAATTAATTTGACCAATTTCTCTGTCATATCCTTTAGTAACGTCTTTAATATTTGTAAATGTATATTCACTTCTTAGTAACTCAATACCTGTTACAACTATTGTTGTATTTGTATTTTTTCTATCCATTGGCCATTTTAAATTGTATCTAAATTGAGTTCCGGTTCCTGTGAATGTCTCTGTTGTAGCAAGTGTGGTAATATGATAATTTCCGCTAACTCTATCAAACTTAAATTTAACTGTAGTACCTCTAGCTGTACCGTTTCCTAGAATAGCGGTTGCTCTACCAATCGTTCCTGTATCACTTAATCCGCCATCAAGTATAACTGTAGGAGCACTTAGATAACCTTTACCAGAAGTTAGTACTTCAATTTTACTTAATTTTCCGTTATTTAGATAAGCCTTTGCTGTTGCACCTGAGCCGCTGTTACCCTCAAATTTAATTACCGGTGGCAGGTTGTATAAAGTTCCTGTATGCCCAATTTCAACACTCTTAATTTCATATCCTACGTTTTCAAACCAATGTTTATCTGGATAGGATGTTACATCACGTTGTCCAAAAATTACTTCATTAGCTACCTTAGCTGTTGATGCTTCGATTCTTGTTGTTTCTAAACTATACTTAGGAGGTAAATCAAAGTCTGATACTGTAGTATTAGTTGGATCTACTTTTTCATATGAACTTACATATTCTCTAACTTTTGTCTTATAAGGCTTAACTTCATTAATGTATGTTTGATAACTTTCTAAGTTATCATTTTTAAATGTAACCTTTTGTGCTAACTCTCCTAAATTATGCTGTGCTTTAACAAAACTTGATTTAAATGCCCAATCAATATTTGGTTGTTCGCTAAATGCATATCTAATACTTGATAAGAATAATTTATTATATTCAACTTCTAGATTGTCAACAAAGATCTTATCTCTTAACGTTTCTAAAATTATTCTAGATTCAGTTACAGGCTGTGCATCAAAAAATACGGTATCGTAATTATTACTATCGAATCCTACTTTACTTTTTCCTACGTTATATAATGTCTCAGTAAACATAATAGTCGCATCTTGCTTACCCACTGTTTTATAATTTACTGTATAGTCGTCTGTAACTGTATTATTAATTTTTTCTAATAATAACCATCCACCTGATCCGATATTTGAAATCTTTACTATATCTCCTACATTATTGTTTAATCCTGATAGCAAATAACTTGCTGAAATTAAATCTGAAACTTGTGTAAAACTATTATATCCAGGAGCATACCAGTCTACATAATTCCAATAAAGATTTGTATCATATCTCTGACTTACACTCCTTACCCACTTAGTTCCTATAAGCTCATATATGCTCCATTTATTAGATACATTTGAGTCTGAACTAACTAGTGCTGAGAAAGGTCTAACCGTAAGTATAGTATTTGCATCGTATCCAGTACCTGCATTAAGAATATTTACTGTAGCAATTTGTCCAAGTTCGTTTAGTGTGCATTCTATTTGTGCATCTTCACCTATGCCAGTAACTGTAATTTTTGGACCTTTTCTAGTACCACTAGTGTAGGTAGAATCTATATAACCTCTGCCGGCATCTGTTATTAATATTTGAGTTATTGAGCCGTCTATCACTGTAGGTGTTAGTGTAGGAGTCTTTTTATTTCCTATTCCGACAAATGCTACATCTTCCATTGTATCAGCTACTACATCATATAGTTGTGTACTAGTACTTGGTGCTGGATCACTTTTAACTAAGTTACTAATATCAAACTCGTCAACGATTATATTCTTTTTTAGTACATCATTAGCTCTTTCAATAACTTGCTTTAACGCTTCTGCTTTGTTTATAAACAATCCTTGTCTAGGTCTATCCTGTATTCCGTATTTTAATTTAACACTTAATGCAGGATCAGGTACTAACCTGTCTTTAACATCATATCCAATTAAACTATCAAACCACTTACGTTCAATATCTCTATTCGGTTTACTATTTGCAACACCTTGTGCAATCATTTGATATTCATTATGTATATTTTGATTTTTATTAGTAGTTGTCCAATAGCGTATATTTAAAGCTATATTCTTATCTTCCATTAAAGGTGCTACATTATATAATGCAAGTCTATCTTTAGACATAAGTGCGGCAAATTTATATCCCGAACCTGCAGGATCTTTAATAAGTTGTTGTACAGCACTTGCACTTAAATTTCTAAAATCTACATTTGGTGTAGTTTTCTTATTCAATGTCCAAAAATAATATTTTGTTGATGTTGAATTAGAAATCTTATCCCAAACTAATTGCTGACTATAAGCGGTATCACCATATTTTGATAATCCACTTATTCCTTGTGCTATACCTTCCTCAGTATCTGCTAAAGTGTCCCATTCACTTGGAAGTACATCTGACTCAACCCATTCCCATATTGCTATATCTGTTCCTGGAAATACTTCTGACCAAAAATTAGTTTGATATGTTATATCATTTTGATAATAATTGTAATACTTTACTGCACTTAGATCCCACCATAATTTACCAACTGTATCGCTTGTCCATCCGCCATATGTGTCTACTACAACACTTGCATCTCCTATATTATAGGATGCAGGATCATAATATGTTTTAAAACTTAATTCTTGTTCTGCCGGTCCTGGAATTTTTCCTTGTACAGGATCAATTAAATCAATATCAGAAACAAGTGTATTAGTTTTTGTATTATATATAAATGCACCTTTAATATTAGATAAGTCAACCTGATCAAGTGGACTTCTATGTGTAACCCATGCAGTAGTACCAAGAAGTTTTCTATAATCAACTACCATACCTTGGTACGTATTATAATCTGTCATATGAGGCATACTAGCATAAACATGATTATTGCTTACTAATATATTTTTACCAAACATCATAGAATCTGAATCATCAAACATAAATTCTTCAGCGTATACTAACGTTTCGTTAATTCTTTCGTAAGTGTAAATGACTCCACTATCCATCATTACTGTTTTAAACTTAGTAAATTTATTATCAAAGTAAGTAGTGTCTGAGTCGTATGTTGTTGGTTTATCGATATTACCTTGTAAAGATGTAATAGCTAAAACATTTCCATCAAATCCTAAAGCAGTACCAAACTGTTCAGCGACTTCATTATTGTGGCTAGTTAGCGTTTGAGATAATGCAAATGTTCCTGCTGTTTGCTTATAGATATAAACTTTACCTTGAGTACTTGCAACTGAACTATTATAAGGCTCTCCTATAGCAATCAAAGTGCCGTCTGCACTAATTGATATTGCATCGCCGTATCCAGTAAGTGTATCAGTACTTACATCAGTATACGGTGCAGTAATAGTCTGAGATATAGTAAATTGTCCGTTAACCTGTCGATAAACGTTTACTGCTCTAGATCCTGTACTGTCATTACCTTGGATTTTGGTACTAGTAATTAGTACTTGTCCTAATTTATCCTGATCAAACTTTCTAGCAAAGTCTCTAATTCCGCCTTGTGGTGTATAAATCCCTTCTCCTATAACTAATTGTTCCGGAGTACTTGGTATATACCCAACATGCGTAGTAGTACTGGATAGCTTAGTCCAATTTGCTATAGTAAATACTGATCCGCTAGCGATATTTTGCTTTGCACTATATAACTCTTTATTGTATACTACTATTTCATTTATTTTATAAAAAGTAGATATATTAAACTCGCCTCTAAACAACGGATTAATATCTAACTGCCAATCGTAATCTACAAAGGTGTCTCCTATAGTATTTTCACGTCCGTGTTTTATAAAATGTATACTACCTGGATTAGACTCTGTATTATTACCATTTGAAGCAATAGCAACTCTATACAAAATATTAACTCCGACACCAGTTTGTGTTATTTGTAATTCATCGCCAAACTTTTTAAAATTTTCTCTTTCTGGAATAACGTAGGAATTGTTATGTTCAAATTGATTAACTTCGCTTATTGAATAAACAGAGATCATACCTTCTTGTGTTAGTCCACTTCCTGTAGCATTAGAAGTATTGCTTGCAACTAAGTTATTAACTTGTCCCCAGTCATTATTATTACTAGAAGGAATGTTAGCACCCCTAGCGATACCCTGTAACGTAATTTCATTATAGATCCAATATTCTTTGTCTACTAGTTCTGTTGTTGCAACGTTAGCAAAGTTTGTTGCTTCTGTAATAATAAATATTTTACCAACAACAGATGTACCTAAGGATACAGCTTTAACTTCTCCCATAGTTCTATCTGGTGAGCCCTGTCTAATAATATCAGTAGTTTGACTCCAGTCATCACCTAAGCTCCATGTTCCTGTAACATTTTTTACGTAAATCCTTACATCGTTAAACTGTCTTTTATAAAACACAACCTCAGCAGTAGCACCCGATGATGAATCTCTAACTATACTACCAATTGCAGGTTCAAATGGTAACTGATTAAGTGTACTAAAGTTATCAAATACAAAGTCGATATATCCGTCCCATACATCAGCAATAGTATGTTGCTTATTAAGTATATCAAATGTAAATGCTGTACTTGTTAAATCAACTTGGCCGCTTTGATTATCAACCTTAAGATAGAAGTCATCACCTGTAGTCTTTGTATCTGAAAATGCTTTAGGAACTCTTATTGCCCACTGATTTGAAGGTTGTACTGCAAAAACTTCTCCAGGATCGCCTTCATATGTAAAACTTTCAATAAATGATATCTGATCATTTAAACTAGTTTTTGTTCCAATAGCTTGTATATTATCTTGAATATTAAAATAATAGTTTGGTGTTCTAGCAGAACCTTGCTTAATAACATCTACATATATTAAACTATGTCCTGGATCTACAAATATGTTTGAACTATCTGCTGATGTTTCGTATGCAGGTGTTGTTATCATCCAATATCCACCAACATTGCTTGAAGGATTTACATAGTCTTCTGTATAATCTCCTACAGTAATATCTTCTATGAATAACTGTCCGGTTGATGCAAATGTTCCATTAACATCTTTAACATAAACTATCGCCGATCCGTCTGCATCGCCAACATAAGCTACTGTACCACTTGCAACTGCACTGTTTACCGTTTGTCCTACACCTGGTAAGTTTTGGAACGTTGCAATATGTAAAACATTTTCAACTTTATGTACAATAGGATGAGTAGCACTTAAAAATGTACCTGTTATCTGTGGGAATTCTCCATCAAACGGTTCAACACTAACGTTACTTCCTTGAATGTTTATGCTACTGTAATTATTCCAGTTTAGTACAATACTGTCTCCTGCCTGAGAGCCTTCATATGCTTGTTTAGGAGCTCTAACTAATAAGTGTGTTGTATTTGCTTTACTATTAAGTTTATAGTTGCCTGTTTGTAGTAAGTTAAGCAACGAACTATCAGTGTCTGTTACTATATCAGCATACGAATCAAAAGTAGTATACGGAATAGACCCAACTGCACCGTCAATAACTGCTATTGCTTTAAACAAGTTAGGACCATATTTTATTATATCATTTTTATTATAATTACTACCCTCAACATATTCTCCTTTAAATGCTGTCTTTACATTACTTGCATGCGGAGATCCAATAATTAAATATTTTCCGTCTGGACTAAACGAAAGGCTTTCACCAAACTTTTGTGATGTAATTTCTGTGCTTCCATCATACGTATCAACATAGGTTGAAGGAGCACTAATTGTTTGATCAAATATTAAATTATTTGCATCACTAGAACGTTTGTAAATATGTACTTCTCCGTTTCCTTTATCAGGAATACCAACAGCTAATAATGTATTAGATTCGTTTACGGCAATACTATGTCCAAAATTATGTTGGGTACTATCTAAAGCAAGACTACTTTTAAGTGTTTGGGCTTGAGAATACACAGGAGAATTTTTAATAACTTTCCATTTACCTGTATCATCGTCATCAACCCAAATAACTTCTTTTGATTGTAAATCTTTAGTGCTAAGATTATTAGCTTCAGATAATGTAGTAACTCTTTGTGTTGCAAACTTTGTTATAATTCCATTTAGGTTAGTAAGTGATGATAATTTTTCCCAATCAGCAAGTTCTGATGTTAATTCAATCTTATTATTAAAAACATCAGTAATAGTATAAAATGCTTCTACTGTTGTTGCTGTTGTATCAGTGCCTACAATTTGATCTATATTGTAAAGACCTATAATATCATTAATAGCAAGATTAACTGTCCTATCACAGTTAAGTGTAATAGTTTGAGCTTCCTGTGTTATTGATTGAACTATTATATTGCTATCAATATGTTTTAGCACATCCCATGTTAGATCATCTGTTGCTACCCAGACGTATGATCCCTTGTCTAAATCGCTAGTAGCAAATCTCATTATTCCTGCAGGGGTCGAAACTGCTCTGTTAACGTCTTCGCCGGTAACATATCCTACTGTTTTTACATATTCATCATTCAAAAATTTTGTTGGAAGTCTATTTGTTTCATAATCTTTTGGCTTTAAAAATACATCATAATGCGGAATTCTATATGTCAAATCAGTTGATGCTGTTGGTAATACACTTACCAATTCAATAGGCTGAGGTTCTAGTCTAAATTTAGATTCGTCTAATTGGTATTCAATTTCTTCAAACCCGTCACTTGCACCATATTGTGCTGACTTAATTGCCCACTCTTCAAAAAAGTCAACGCTATCTTTATCAGCACTTGCTAAACTATCAAATAACTTATCAATCGCATTCCTTGTACCCTTATCCGCTATCATCCCCTGATAAAATTTGTATTGACTTACTTCATCGTTAATAATATTTTCTAGATACTGCCTTTTTTGATAACCAATTAGATGTTGTGCCATTTTTTGTTGATCAGCATCAAAATTATCTGAATCAAGATCGTAGAAATCAGCAAACTGATTAATTTTATAATCAAAGTTTGGCATTAACTTTGGATTAGGCTTTTGTTCTAGACGTGCCCATTTTAACGGATCAAATATTTCTGCGCCAGGTACATCACTATTAGCAGTATAATAAAATTCTTTGTACTTAACTATATCGCCTATAGAGAAGTCAGTCCATTGTGTCCAGTTTAGTATTATAGCAGAATCAAATATAAATCCAGGAATATTTAAACTACCGTCCCAACCTGCGGCAACATATCCAAGTACTTTAATTCTTTCTTGCCTATAACCTGTAGCAGGACTATATATTACATCTTTAAATACTGAGCTATTATCTAAAACTATAACATGTTCAAGTTGTACTGTTGGAAGAACTATGTGATACAATCCATCAGCAGTATTTTTAAGTTGTACAACAAAATTTCCTGAATCTCTATTAAGCCTTGTTAATTCTTCAGTTATTTTTTCTCCACTAGCATTTAAAATGCTGTAATCATAAAAGCTATCATACAAATTATCAATAACTGAATACTTTGAATTAAATTCTAACTTTGTAGCGGAAGGACTAACTGATAATACTGTTCCGGCTGCCCAGTTCTGTGTTGTAAAATATAAAAATTCTTTTGTACTTAGTTTCCAGTCTTCAACAATTTGTAATTCTTTATTATAGTAATCAAACTTAAATCCTACAGACTCTAAGTATTTTCCGTAACCAAGTAAGAAGTCAACAACATCCTGAATACTTTCAAGTAGTGTACCATAAGGAACAACAGTTCCTTTATTATCAAAAGACTTTCTATATACTGCGGTAACACCGCCAGTAGTAGGAAGTTCAACTAACGACTGGAAATTATTAGCATCAAATGAAGTAGTACTAGTGTGATTCTGTTTGACTCTATAGAATTTATTACTATCTCTAACATTAGTACCTACTAAGTACCTTTGTCCTGATGCCCACTCTAAAAACGATTCTGATATACCACCAACATTAATATTTGGGTCGCTTATAGTTTGTTGTGGCTCGTTATATGTAAATGTTGGATTTGTAGTATCATATCCTCTAACTATAAATCCTTTTGTAGCTTTTTCAATCATTACACCGCTATAAGATGCTACTGACAACGGAGAACTTTTATTAAGAAAAATATTATAATTTTCTGCTGGAAGAAATACATTTCCTTTATTAAAAGGAGTTCTACTATCTAATATAAATTTTAACTTATCTTTATCAGTAAAAGATCCTAATTTAATACCTAACTGATTTTTAATTAATTTAAAACTTTCTTTATATGTTTCAAAATTTGTTGTTGCTTCGCCGTTTAGGTAGTCAACAATATAGTTAATTAATCCTGATGTATGTGTTTCTGTTGTATCTGTTATTAATGTAGGATAAACTAGGCTTTTTGACGATAATGCTGTACCTGATGTTTTGTATATCCACTGATTTGATAACGACTTTATCATTCTAGATGTGTCAAATCCTAATCCCATTACTTTATGAGGTTGATTTAGTACCCAAGACTTAATTAAACTAAACGGATATTCACCACTTCTTCTCCAAGCAGTTTCTGTCGGAGCTTCGTCTCCAAATTTAAAACTTGATGAAATATTAGGTGATACATAACCTGAACTATATCCAGCTTCTTGCGGACTTAAAAGTTGTCCACTTTCATTAACAGGAATATTTTTAAGTAGATCTTTCCTCTTATACTTCTTAATAATTTCTATTGGTACTCCTGGTGATTTAACTCTGCCTTCTTGTAAATCTTCCCATAGAACTAAATTGTCGCTTGTATATGGTGCTGATCCATATACAGACTCCCACCAAGTGGGCATTATTGTAAAGCCTAGCATCTCCCAAGGATGTGTATGAGGTCTATCTGTATCATACGCATTTTTATAAACAGCTCTCCAAAATCCTGGTAAGTTTTTATTATCTCGGGTTGACATGCCTGTATAATTCCATGTAAAACTATTAGATCTATCATAAAAACTACTACTACTGGTGTAATCAACACCCCCTAAACTTTCTGTCCATTGTACAAAGTCACGCATCATTGCCGAGTCAATCTGTACTTTACTAAACTTTGTATCTCTTCTTATACTAGGAATATAGTCATGTATATCTAATCTTGTAGTATCATATGTTGCTTTAATATTATTAAATATTCTTTTTTCTAATTCTAGTAATAACTGATCTCTATAATCCATATATGCTATTGTTTTACTACCGTCATGACCTTGTATTACTCTAGTAGTAGTTTGATAAGTGCTATCATCAATTATCTCTGGATAATATGTAGGATATAATCCTAACTTACTAGGAGTTGGTGGAATATAACTACCGTCTGTATTTTCGTATTCATATATTTCAATTAAATCATCTTTGGCTTTTGTTGCTGTTATAACAGCAAATCCGTCTGTATTAAATGTGTAATCTTTATTATGTATTAATTGAATACCATTTTTATATATTAATACTGCCTCTGAAGATAAAGAACTTAAACTATGTGCCTTACTTAAAGAAAAGAAGTTATTTTCTGTATCATATACAGAAAACTCTAAACGTTTAAATCCTTCTGAGGGGATCATATCACTAAAATAGTAAGGGTCTGTGTTTATTTTATTTTTACTAACTTCTTTTAATATTAAATCAACATGTTGTTTTATAGGTCCATCATAACCTAATGTATCAGCAATCTGTATAAAGGATCTTTTAAATTTTCTATACTCTTTTCTAGCATAGTCAATTGCCTTAATTACGTTTGCATCTTTATCAGTAGCATGATATACAGTAGTGTTAGGAGACCCTGCATATTGTAAAAATTTTCTACCATATGAAGATATATTACCTAGGTTTGCAAGATTACTTGGTCCCGGAAACATTCCTACAAATCCCGGTAAGTCTTCAATCATAGTATTAACATGATCGTTAACTTCTCCTAAAGTAAAAGTACTAAGATTTTCATTTTCTGGATTCTTTTCCATTGAGTGTGGAAATTCGTAATATCCGTTAGCATTTTTAACTGTATCACTATTAGTCTTAATTATCACACTACTATTTGCAGGAATTGCTTTTGAAAATCTAACCGTCTTAAATCCATCGACATCTACAAGTGTATAATCAAATCTCCATTTATTATTAACTTGAACTGCACATTTTAAATCTGTTAGTGTACTACTGTTATTATATACATCAATATTAAAATCTGTTTGGGCTGTAATAACATCATACTGTCTAATAACTTTTGAAATCGTATTTGTACTTGCTTTTTTCCATCCGTTGCAATAAGTAAAACTATCAATGTCTGTATATATTCTATAAAATCCTACATCACTATTTTTTAATAACGGAGTGTTATTAACCTGATAACTAAAACTATCAGTTACTAGATTAAAATCAAAAGTTATATCACCAACGTTTTCTAAAGCTCTATAAGTAATTGGAAACCCTAATTCAACATCGTTCTTTCCTGTCCCTACTTTATAGCTAAAAATTTTATTACCTGCAAAATTGCTTACTGGATATGTTGTAGAATCAGTAAAGCTAATTCCGTTGTTATCAAATAATTCAAATAATGGTTGTTGGTTTATTTTTGTTTTAAGCTGAGCAACTTTCCAAGTAGTTCCATCGTAGTAATATTGCTTACCGGCATTAGTTCCTTTAGTAATTAATGCAACTTGATTAGTAATTGGTAACGTATCAGTTTCTTCAACTAATGCAATCTGTGATACAGTTGAATTATGTTTGATCATTTTAACTTTATAAATTCTATCTTTTACAAGTAAGTCTGGATCAGCTGTAAACAAAATACGCATATTATTAGTAACATCAACACCATCAATGTTATATCCTTCTCTACCATTTATAGTAGAAAATACATCAGTAGTAAAAGTATCAATTAGATCTACATTTTCGGCCTTTGCTTCTGTACCAAATTGATGTAATTTTATTCCTGCATTAAATTCAATAATAGGACGTTTTGCTCTTGCACTTTGATCGATATTGAATATCTGCCCGTTAAGTGATGCTGTTTTTTCAAGAACTGATTTATGAAACCATCTATTATTTCTAGTCCAAGCATTTTTATCAGGAGAACTTCTATTAATAACAACATAATCTTTAGTAGCGGCATATGAACTAGCAGTGCCGTATGGCAAGTTATCAAAATTATTTGCATCAAATAATACTTCTACATCTGCTGAATATGTTTGAGGTATTACTAAATCAGTATTTTTTATTAATATAATTTTATCGCCAACACCTTCAACATACCAAGATCCTGTTGCATATTTTTCAGGAGTAACTGTACCTGTAAAATTTAGCTTCATACCATTCATTAATTCGGTACCATTTGCTGAGGTATATGTTTTTTTACCTAGTATATCAGTCGCAACATCAATAGATGTATTTGATTCAATTTCAGCAATTCTAAATGTTCCGCCTGTGTTAACATCGGTTTCTGCTACATAGTATAGTCTGTCAGGTGCATTAATAGGAACAGTAAATGTAACTACACCATTATCAACACCAGAATTAGTAATACCAGTTGAATATTCATTATCGCTTTCGATCAATCTTGAAGTTCTAATTGTAAACGGAAGACCTGGTGTGCTTACATCAAATATATAAGTTTGGCCTCTATATAATTCTAATGTAGGATTCTGTGCTAGGTTGCCGTTGAATGCATAACCTTTATTACCAGCATTGTCAATACTATTTACAGTATATGTACTTGTTACTTCATCAGACTGTCCAAAAATTGAAATTGGTGCTGGTCCGCTTGGTAGCCAATAGTATTCACGGAAGTTAGTAAGTTTATCCCAGTCTACACCCGAGTCCCATGCATAATATTCTTGGCTATTAAATAAACTTTCGTTAGAAGTAGTACCTCCTAATATATCAAGCTGATTTCTAAAATCGTTATAGTCTTTATAAAATGAAACGTTATTTAATAAATCCTTAGAAACTAATGCAGGTTCTAATTGGTAATTAGTTCTAGTAGTAGTTACATCACCTAAGTAATTATCGCTAGGACTATATGCAGGTGCTGTCTTTCTACCAAAATATCCGTTTAATTTTTTAGCTGTTCCCGGAGAAGTAATTTGATCAATTGTAGATCCTAAAAACTTTTCATTTGTGTCTGATCGGAAATATTTTGGTAATAATTCTGACGTTCTTCTTTTACCTGGTTTTCCATTAAATGGAAGTGGATAGTCTTTTTGATCATCGTACGCCATTAGTAGCCATACCCTCCGCCTGAGCTACCTGAGCTACCTGAGCT